GGACTAAGTGCTAGTTCAATGGCAGCTGAAGCATTAGCTGAAGGTATTATGAATGCTGCTATACCTATAGCAAAAGCAGATGCTGATAGCTATAAGCAGATGATATTCCAGAATCTGTCTAATAATCAACAGGCAGCTATTACAAATGCTAGATCATATCTACAATTAGATATGGCTAATTTGTCTAATAAACAGCAGGCTAATTTAGCTAATTTAAATACAAGACAAAATTTTTTATTATCAGATCAAGCTGCTTCAAATGCTGCAGCACAATTTAATGCTACTAGTCAAAATCAAGTAAATCAGTTTTATGAAAAATTAAACGTATCTATTCAAGATCAAAATGCAAATAGAGTAGATGCTATGAATAAATTTGCAGAAGCAGAAAAGACAAAAATTAATGCAGCAAATGCACAAAATCAAATAGCTGTCAATGAAGCTAATGCTAAAAGACAGGATGTTATAAATAGATTTAATGCACAATTACAAAATCAAAGAGAACAATTTAACGTACAAAACCAAAGAGAAATAGATCAATCAAATGTAGTTTGGAGAAGAGCAGTTAATACTGCTAACACTGCC